GAGGGATTGCAGAGCAAGCAGAACTGCGAGTAATCGATCGGCGATCCGTTGACAGTGCTGGTGCCACTCATCAGAGGAACCGAAACAATGGGAACGCCACGGAACGCGAGCCGTGCCTGCAAGTTAGCAACAAGAGCCTGATCACCGAGACCAGTACCACGCTGAGCCAGAGACTTCTGGTATCCGTCAGCAACTGCAACCGGAACATAGAGTCGAAGCTGATCGTAGTTTCGACGAAACTTAGACGGGAGAGCCTCGATCATCGTAGCGAAGAGATCATCGTAAGCCGTAATGGTTGTTGCGTCGACCTTCTGAGCCGCAGCAAAACTATCCTGTGCTTGAGCGATGATACCATTGAGCGAATCCAAGTACACCATTTCGGCAGTATTGGCATCGCCAACGCCGGGCGTCCTGCTCGTGTCTCCCTTGATGGCAAGCTCTTCGATGTCGCGCCCAACTGCTTGTGCCAACATCCGAGCAAGACGATCCGCCAGACCACCACGCTCGATGTTGTCCTCAAACAGCTCGTCCGATACCTGCATTTCGCCCTTGAACAATACGGTCGAAAGCGTCATCAAGCCGGTAGCAGGCTTAACCCGATCTCCTTCAACAACTCGCGTTGCTTCCACACCAACCCGAAGAACACGGTCATTCAGGCTGAGGCGAGGAACCTCAAACTTCGGAGAATTCGAAGTTTCGATCCTAGACTCACGAGCGATTACCTGTTCGTCGATTGCGATCTGCAAAAACTGACGAGCCTGTTCATTAGATAGAATACCACCAGCAGTTCCCGTTTGGGCGGGATCGATGTCTGCGGTAGTGAACGCTGCCTTTTCCAGCCACTGAACCAGTCGCATTTTTTCCTCCTAAAGTTTAGCTTGATTAAGAAAGAAGGCTTTCAAAAAGCCCGTTTCCCATATCTCGGGACTTTGAAGTGCTCTTCAGCACCGGTTCAACCGGCTGTCGCGACTGAGGAACTTCCTTCTTGCCGTCCTCTTCAACCGACTTTTCGTTCTTAAAAACTTCCATCAGGCCTGCAACCACAGCCTTCGCAATGCCCTCTTCCGTGAGCGGAGGGGTGGAAGGCTCAGCAGGGGCTGCCGGAGGCGCTTCGGGAGCCTTGGCTGCCGGAGCAGGGTCTGCCGCAGGCTTGTCTTCCGCAGCAGGAGTATCTTCCTTCTTGACGTACTGAAACTTAACTGCGTCGCTGATCCCAAGAAGATCTACAACGTCATTCAGGTCCTTGGTAATCTGCTCGTCGTTCAACGTCGAATTGCTCTTGTGGATAGCCCGAACAACCCGGTCAACCAACGAAGCAAAGTTCTCGATATTCACTCGAAGCTCGTCGTCCCCGGCTGCCTTGAGGAAGAAAAAGGGCTTCCCAGTAGCCGGATTCAACACGCCATCCACCCTCTGAACCGAAAGGTTCCGGATGTCCGTGTCGGGCTTCTCTGCCGTGAAGCTGAAAAGAGACATACAGTATCCTCCTAAAATTTGTGTTTATTCAGTGGCACTAAACGGTGCTCGTCGTTTATCGTAATTTCGCTCTTCTTAGTCTGTTCTACATCTTTCGAATGGGAAAAGCAATCGTTTTGAATGTCAAAAATGGAAGTTGGAATAATTCCTACGTGTAAGCGAAAATCCGTGTGTCCACAGCGAGAGCACTTCACCTCAAAGTTAAGTTTGCCAACAGGTAGCCACCGAAAAAACAAACGGCGACACTTTCGGCAACGGATGTCTACAAGTAGGCGCTTTATATCACCTACTTGCTTCAAAGCCGTAAGGATTTGATCCTCAGATAGGTTGGAAAGGTCAAGCGGCATCTCTCGATTCCCGAAGGATCCGTTCGCCAAAACCTTGCAAGCTGTAGCCCTTTACAATCCCATTCCGAATCAACTTCCACGAGTTCTCATCCCACACGACGCCGAGAAGCCAGTCTCCGTGCTTGATGCTCTGAGACCCTCCGGTTACGTCCTTAACAGTCCACTCAGGCCCTCGATAGATGTAGGACTCAACGACCGTCCCATTGCCTCCGGAAGCATTCGAGTGAAATAGACCAATTTGTCTGCTGTTTGAATTG